TGACTACGCGAGTTCAGACGACTACCACACATCATTAAACCTAATCACTTCAGCTCAATCTAAATTCAATGAGCTCCCTTCATCCGTTAGAAATAAATTTCATAACGACCCTTACAAATTTCTAGACTACATGCACGACGAAACAAAACTAGAAGACTCCTACGAAGTAGGACTTCGCACACGCCCACCAACTATGGGCGTAAAACCTTCAACGCCGCTTGAAACTCAGCCTAGCGAGGAAATAAAATAAGGTCATCTCTTCGACCTTTTTTAGTTACCGCAACCCCCTGAAAGGGGGGCTTTTTCTACCTGAAAAGCCACAGGAACAATACCTCCACTTGATGTAATTGTTCCCACTGACACCAAACTACTATACAATGGTGTCTAAACCCAATAATTGGAGCATCACATGCGCAAATACAAACTATCAAAAAACAAATCTAAATCCTCGTTCCGATCTAAATCAGGAACACACAAACGAAACATGAGCAATCCCATGCGAGGCGGCATCCGCCTCTAATGCCATGCTATCATCCACTTACTGCTTTCACATCAAAGGGAACGAAGTCTAATGGCAAGAAAGCCATATTCTTCAATCCCTCTGGTAATATCGATATACCCATCACACTGCCTTGCGGAAAATGTATCGGTTGCAAACTCGAACATAGCAGACAGTGGGCTATGCGAATTACTCATGAAGCTTCACTCTACGAAAACAATTGCTTCATTACACTCACATACGACGACGAACATGTACCACCTGACTATGGTCTAAGAAAAGACCACTTTCAAAAGTTCATGAAACGATACAGGAAATCAATTGAACCACTTAAAATCCGCTTCTATCATTGTGGTGAATATGGCGAAGAAAACCTTCGTCCTCACTACCACGCCTGCATCTTTAATCATAATTTCGACGATCGTATCCATCACACTACTACTAACGACATACCACTTTACACCTCAGACCGGCTTAATCAGCTCTGGGGTAAAGGCTTTACTACAATCGGTGACGTCACTTTCGACTCCGCAGCCTACTGCGCTCGATATGTCACAAAAAAAATCACTATATGTGACGAATCCGACCCAAATCTATTTGAACACTACAACCGCGTCGACTCAGAAACCGGCGAATACACTATCGTATCACCTGAGTATTCTACAATGTCACGTAGACCGGGTATTGCCCGGCAATGGTTCAAAAAATATCACGCTGACATGTATCCATGGGACGAAGTCATCATCAAAAATAACCCAGTCAAGCCACCCAAATACTACGATAAACTATTCGAGGAACTCGACCCCGTAGCATATAAAACCCTAAAACAGACACGGCTAGATGCCGTCGACTTTTCCGAGCAATCTGACAAACGCTTGGCTACAAGGAAAAACGTCAAACTCGCACAACTACAACAATTAAAAAGAGATCTATAATGAAACTTAATATATTTACAATCTTCGACGTAAAAGCACACGCATATATCACCCCTTTTTATCTTCCTACTATTGCAATGGCAACACGCACATTTGCAGACTGTATCAACTCAGATACTCACCAATTCGGAAAACACCCTTCCGACTATATCCTTTTTCATGTCGGCGAATTCGACGACAATAAAGGTAAACACATCTTACTTCCAACTCTCAATCCACTAGGTAACGGCACTGATTTCTTAACTAAAATCACCGTACCAACAATCACAGAGAATACTGATGAAAAATAAAACTCTTCAATCAACCGCAACCCACCAATTCTCACAAGTCCCTAAAGTAGACATGCCAAGATCGTCTTTCGATCGCTCACACGGCCACAAAACTACTTTGGACAAAGCCGGTGTACTCTATCCAATCTTCTTCGACGAAGCTTTACCCGGCGACGACTTCAACCTTAAAATGACGGGCTTTGCCCGAATGGCAACTCCTATCTACCCACTAATGGACAATATGACAATGTCCACCTTTTTCTTTGCAATCCCTAACAGACTACTATGGGACAATTGGAAAAAATTCATGGGAGAACAAACAGACCCAGGCGATTCAATCGACTTCACAATACCTACACTCACATCACCTGCAGGCGGCTATGATAATGAAACATTATACGATCACTTCGGCCTACCAACTAAAATCGCAGGTGTTCAACATTCCGCATTCAATATGCGAGCATACAACCTCGTATACAATGAATGGTTCAGAGATCAAAACCTCCAAGACTCTATCCCTACTACCCGCGGAGATGGACCCGATACCGTTACAGACTACGTACTTCGGAGACGCGGAAAGCGTCATGACTATTTCACTAGTTGCCTCCCCTTCCCACAAAAAGGTCAAGCCGTAGACTTACCACTCGGAGTATCTGCTCCAGTTGGTTTCGATTCTGGCAATGGAGGTCAAACTATAAATGTATCTGACTTCGGCGATAGCTCATTCGTAGAAATGGGCACTGCTAGTGCTCGATTAGTAATCGATGCCTCTGTAGCCGAAAACACACGTACTCTATATGCTGATTTATCATCAGCAACATCAGCAACAATTAACCAATTACGCGAAGCGTTCCAAATTCAAAAACTTCTAGAGCGCGATTCTCGTGGCGGCACACGTTACACAGAAATCGTCAAAAGTCATTTTGGAGTCACATCACCAGACGCACGTTTACAACGTCCCGAATATCTCGGTGGAGGCACATCTCCAGTCATAATCAATCCAATAGCTCAAACGTCATCATCAGACGCTACATCACCCCAAGGCAATCTATCAGCCATGGGTACAGCTACACTCAACGATCACGGATTTACTAAATCCTTCACCGAACACACTACAATCATCGGCCTCATTTGTATAAATGCCGATCTTACATATCAACAAGGTCTAGATCGTTCATATAGCCGTTCTACGCGCTATGATTACTATTTCCCATCATTCGCTCACCTCGGCGAGCAAGCCGTTCTAAACAAGGAAATATACACACAAGGCACTACCGCAGACGATGACGTCTTCGGTTACCAAGAAAGATACGCAGAAATGCGTTATAAAAATTCTATGGTCACAGGCCTCATGCGTTCAAACGCAACTCAATCCCTAGATGCTTGGCATCTAGCACAAAACTTCACAACACTTCCTACCCTCGGTCAAACATTCATCGAAGATAATCCACCCGTCGATCGAGTGGTAGCCATAAATACACAACCTCAATGGATATTCGACTCTTACTTCTCAATGCGCTGTGCGCGTCCTATGCCACTCTATGCCGTACCCGGCATGATAGACCACTTCTAGGAGTAATCCATGGGACTATTTAAATCACTTGTCTCAGCCGGTGCTACCGGCATAGGCACTGCCTTCGGCGGCCCTGTAGGCGGAGCCATAGCAGGGGGCCTAACTTCCGGCATCATCGGCGGTATAGGCTCTGCTAAACAAAATAGAGACAACAAAGCAGCTGCCGGTAAACAAATGGATTTCCAAGAACGGATGTCTAACACCGCATATCAGCGGCAAATGGCAGACATGAAAAAAGCCGGACTTAATCCAATACTAGCAGCTAAAATGGGCGGCGCCTCTACTCCCGGAGGCTCATCATATCAAGCCCAAAACATCGGCGCTGCCGGTGTTTCATCAGCTTCTCAAGCTGCACAAACATTTTCTAATGTAAACAAACAGACTCAAGAAATTGAAGTCTCAAAACAACAAGAAGCCAATATCAATCAGGCTACTTATAACCTCAAAACACAAGCTAACTTAAACGAGGCTCAATATAAAAATGTTAGAAAAACTTTTATCTTACTTCAAAAACAAATCAATCTCACCACAGCTCAAGAAGGTCTCGCCCTAGAAAACACAGCTACAGCAGAGTATGCTAACGTAGCAAACAAAGTTATGGCAGACTTCTATAAATCAGCAGATTTTGCAAAAATCGCTCAATCAACAGGCATCAATGCCTCATTATTAAAAGGCATCTTTTCCAACTTCTTTACAAAAAAAGGTAAAAAATAATGCACACACTAATCATCAATAAACCATTCCAACCCTCAAAACGCAAAGCTTCTAACATAGCTTGCGAACCGGGCTCATCCCGTACTAAACAG